TATCTATATTACCTTCTTCAGATCCATTGATTAAAATGTAATCTAATTCAAGTTCATTACACATTGCTCGAGCAACAGTAGTTTTACCAAGTCCAGCAGTACCAGTGAGGAGCATATTAGGCAACTCCCCACCTTCTACGATTTTTTGAAATACTTGCTTCAGACTATCTGGTAAAATAGTCTCGGCAATCGTTTTTGGTCGGTATTTCTCGACCCATAAGAAGTCGTTAGACATTCACAATCTCCATAACAAAAAATAATTATATCACAAAAAAGAGAGATTGTAAACCCTATTCTTCCTCATCACCTTCCATAGCAGCTTCTTGTTCTAACTCTTCACATATTTGTACGACCTGAATACACTGATCGCGAAGAGTACCAATAGTGGATAATTCTTCACCCTTAAAAGCACCACGTTGAGTCATAGCATCAATCACAGCGATTGTACTTCGACTTGATTTATTTGCAAGATCTTGCAATTTTTGTGAATTTTCTGACATTTAATTATTCTCCGAATGTTGAGGTTTTTTCAAGTGCAATCCAATAAGTCACGTCGACTTCTTTATTTTTGAACTGCGTTATAAGTTTTGAAGATATATGAACATCATAATCTCCTGGTAAGATTTTAAGGTTACTTATACTAAGTATAAAGTTAAATTTATTGTTAGAATCAAATTCACCATCAATATCAATAGAAAATGTATTTGATGTAGAGTTTTGATTATCAATAATAGATAAACTTAAAATATTATCTTTACCTGTTATCGATAACTCATCGTGACCAAGTGTAGATGCTGCTTTTTTAATTTTATTCAGAGTGTCATTATCCAAAGTAAATGAAACATCTGGTGATGGCATATTGATATCTTTAGATGGTGTTGTCAAAGTTTCTTCTGCAGAAAAGAAATATTTGACTTTTGATCTTCCTGTCGAATCACCGATAGTAACGTGCTCTGATTCGAACTTGAGTCTTGGTGTGTCTACTAATCCGAGTACACCAATAAATTCATTCAGATCATAGATACCAAAATTTTGTTCGAACTGCTCTTTAACGTGAGCAGTCGCTAAAACGTTTCGAGCTTCCGAAATAGTTTTGATAGTATTCCCTGATTGAATGAGAATATTCTGGTTTATGCCAGAAAAGTTTTTGAGAACCGAAAGGGTATCTTCACTTAATTCCATAATCTATTACTCCATAATTTATGATTAGAACTATTATACATCATTTTTACCAAAATGTAAAGAATTATATTACCATTTTACTAAAGTTTTTTTCTTTGGTAAATTCGATTTTAGAATCGAACTTTCCATCGAGTATCTCACCTTTATGAGAAATTACAAATATATTTGTATCGTCGGATAATGTAGTCAAAATTTTAAATAAATTATCCACACCTTCATGGTCAAGAGATGAATCAAACGTTTCATCGAGCATGAGAAGATTAGTTGCCACAGAATTTTTCATTTTAGCAATTTGTCTCCATGTAAAAAGCAAAGCTAAATCTATACGTTGCTTTTCACCTTCACTAAATGAATCGTATGTAAAAGCATCACGATGCCTCGAACGAATAGTTTCATTGAAAGATTCATCTAAATTAAAATGTACAAAGAAATCTAGTGTTTGTAAATATTGATTCACTAATTTATTAATGACGGGAAGATACTGTTTAATTATTTTAGTTTTAATTCCTGTATCTTTTAACATTTCATTCATGACTGTATTGTAGGAAATATTTTCAGATAATACAAATTTATTTTCTAAGAAATTATTTCTATTATCATTCAGAGATTTAAGATCTGAGTTCGCATTATCTAAATCTGCACTCACATCTTTTTCAAGATATATCTGATAACTTTTTATTTGTTTTTGTAATCCAGTAATTTTGACATTGTTCTGACTCAGTTCAGATACTTTAGATCTGAGTGACTCAAGAAGTTTTCCTGTTTCTTTAATTTCTTTTTCTACTTTTGTACCCTTTTCTCCTATTTGTCTGAGAGAACTTTTATGAGAACTTTTCTCACTTTCGAGAGAGTCAAGAACATGAGACTTGTGATCTTCTGATAAATTTTGTTCACATATAGGACAAGACTCATTGTTATCGAAAAACTTTATTCTTTTACTCAGATTAGTGATATTTGTTTGTTTATCCTGACTTCCAAGAAGTAACTCTTGTCTATGATCATGAAGTAAAGAAAGTTTTTTCTCAGTTTCTTTTTGATCATCCTCGAGACCCAAACTTAATTTACTATTTTCGGTTTGTAGTTGATCTATATCGTTTTGAGATTCAAGTATGAGAGACTCGTATTCTTTTTTATTTTCTTCGGTGAGTTTTTGTATATCTGAAATATATTTTTGCTGAGTGTCTATTTTGTTTTTAGTAATATCAATTTGATATGACAAATCTTTCAACTGATCTTTCAGTACACTTTGCTTATCACGAAGTATCTGATTCATTTTAGAAAATACGTTAATATCAAGAAGATCCTCGATAACCTCTCGTCTGTGTCCTGCTTGAAGTTGCATAAATGGGATGAAAGAGGAGGAACCCAATACGACAACTTGGTGAAAAGACTTATGATTCAGTTTGAGGATATTTTGTTCGAGGATCTTCTGATATTCTTTAGCATGAGAAGACTGATTGATCATAGTACCATTCTTCCAGATCTCGAAGATTACTGGTTTGATGCCACGTACAATTTTAAAAGCAGAACTTCCTATGCTAAATTCGACTTCAACAATACAACCTTTTTGGTTGATAGAATTAACTAATTGGTTTTTGTTGATATTACGATGAGGTCTGCCAAACAGAGCAAATGAGATAGCATCCAACATAGTGGATTTACCTGCACCATTCTGACCAACAACCAATGTAGATTTCGTTTTGTTAAGGTCGATATTTGTATAAGAGTTTCCTGTTGAGAGAAAGTTCTTATACTTAACTGTCTTAAATATTATCATGCTATTTCTAAAGCTTGTGCTTCCGTCATCAATTCACGCATATTCACCTTTATGCGATCTTTATCTAAGTCAGTATCAACACCGTCGATATAATCATCAACGAGTTGAGATGTATCTTCAACGTCTAAACCATCATCATCTACATTATCCCCAACAAACTCACTGAAATTTTCAGCTATCTTGAGTTCGTAGATATTTTGGTTTTGAATACGATCGATAAATCTATCGAAGATAAACGCATCACTCTTATTCACGACAACAACCTTCACGAACTTTTCGTCAAGATTAGATACATCATAACTATTATACTCTATTTTTTCGTCATTGTAAAGTATTTTTTCAAATAAAGTATGATTATTTTTTATTTTTTCTATTTCACGAGTTTCGGTATCTATTATATGGAAATACTTTGGGTCGTGCGCATCAGACCAAAAGAACTCCATCTGACTTCCAAGATACCAAATATTATCTTTACGAGATGCTGTATGATAATGCCCAGATAAAACTAATTCAAACTTGCTGAACATCTTATGATCCATACCATCATGAGACTCGACACCTCTTTGCATCTCGAAACCACCAAGTTCTAAATGACCACCAAGCCAATCTGCTTTACACTCGTTTATAAAGTTCATAGACTGGTCATAATTTTCTGGACATATCCATGGTAGTAGTGCAAGTTTTAAAGAACCATATTCCATAACAGTTGGTTCCATAATGATATGTATCTCATTCATATAATGCCCAAGACATTCTTTTAATGAATTGAGATCGTTGGTATTCTTATAAAAGGTATCATGATTGCCAGGAATGATATCCATAGTCATACCACGATTTCTTAGTTCATTGAGAAAATGTTTACGATTATGATTCAGTGCTTTGAAGTTTACAAACTTCCTATGATCATAATAATCACCAAGATGTATGATATGTGTTATACCACGTTTCTCACATTCAGGAAAAAATATATTATCATAAAATTCTGCTGCGTTATTTAGAAATATCTCGGAAGAATTTCGTATACCACAGTGAGTGTCATTCAGTACTGCTATTTTCATCTAGTTTTTTTCTCAATATTACATAATCATCGTGGATAATCCACTCTAGTGTATCGCCGACTTGCCAATTTTGTTCAGTGACAATCTCTTCAGGAAATTCTATTTCTAGATCTTCGCCTTTGCCCTGAACTTCTGCCTGATACATTCTTGTCTTTTTCATTGCATAAATTCACTTAAATCTGAGTCTACTACTTTTGTTTTTCTTTTTATTTTTTCTTCTTTATTATAATTTTTCACTTCGTTATCTATACTTTTCACTCTATCTATTCTTGTCTTAAGAGTATCGACAAAATGCTCAGCAACTTGATTACTCATATTATCACCATTTTCATTGATAATAAAGTTTTCAATACCAGAAGCAGTTAGATATTTCATCTTTACTTCTTGCTGTTTCTTCTCTTTTGCTATTCTTCGGAGAAATGCGAACCATGTTATCTGAGTGAAATAAGAAAATGCATTTGGTTTACCTGTTCGAGTTGCAGCTTCTATATCATAATTATTGATAGCTTTGAGACAGTTTTCAACTGCATCCATAACCATTTCTTCACGATAAGTGTAACGTATAAAGTTAGACTTATGAGATAAACCTTCTGCTATTCTGAGAAAACAATTAGCGATATAGTTAGTAACTTTTGGTATGTCTTTGTTATTTTTTTTCGCTTCGTCTACTTCTCTAACATAATCTACAACTGCCTGAGAAAAGTCAGCATTATTTACATAATGAATACTTTTTCTTTTGGTACGAGCCATAATGAATCCTTTCATTTCAATCACTTATATTATACTACTTTTTACAGAAATAGTAAATAGATATATATTCATCTTAAACCAAAATATAATGGCTTTACAAAACCTATTTTTTATGATATAATAAGATGTAATCGGGGAAAGGGGGAATACTCACCTTCCATCCTTGGTTTTATATTGCCATTCATCTGTATGCCCAACAGACCATTTTGGTTCGGTTTCAACTGCATAGTTTTGTGTACATACTTTAAAGTCTGGTTGTTTTAATTTATCTGGCGTAAGACTTGAATCACGCCAGACTATTCTATTGTTAGGTTGTGCTGCAAATTGTCCATTATCCAATTTTATTATATTAAAACTTTTGTGCTCTGGATCATGCTCACTAAAATTGATATTCAGCACGGAATTATCTGGATGAGCGTTATCTATTGTAAAGAGGTACTCACCCGAATGCATTTGTTTGTCTTTACCGAAAAACTCGCACCTACTTAGCAATGGTTTTTCTACTACTGTGAGATGATAGTCGAAACAATCCCAAAGCTGTAAAGTATCAAGGTCCAAATAGTTATCCATATCAACATTCGTTTTCCAAGTAAAAGCAGAGAGTGGAAGTTTGTCATACAATGCTCCATATTCTGTTAGTAATGTTTCGAAGTATAATGCTTTATACTGCGTTGATTTTACAGATATCCAAATTCCAGGTGTGAACTCTCCATGACCTTTTTCGAGATCGTAGAGATACTCCTTTCTTACATAAACCGGAATCGGAGGTAGAGGATGAACGAGAAATGCCATTAATGCATTGTTCCTTTTGGTTTAAATTTTATTATATTATCAACAGCATCAGAATCAGTCAGGTCAATATCATTGGGATTAAATAGATCTACATCGTTTTCTTTGAGATACTGATCTAGAAATTCCTGAAACTCTTCTTCACCCATGTCTTCAACTTTTGGCGCTAAAGTGTCAAGAGGATAATCTTTTTTGTTCAATATTTTTTTAACCGATTGAATAGTTTTAAAGTAATGTTTGACAAGCGCTGATGAAGGATTCGTTTCAGCAATAATATGTGCTGCATTTAAAGTTTGTAATTCTTCGGGACTATCGCTAAAAGATAACCAAGGTCTAAATGCATAAAAACGAACGCCACGATTATAATCTTCGGCAGCTATAATTCGCATTGCTCCTCGTACAACCATCGCTGCGTTTTCAGGATCATCCCATTGTATTACTTCACATATGATCTCATCATCATTAGTGAGTTTAAATTGTTTTATATCTGGCATTATATATTGACCTTATAACTCTTGTGGTTAAATTTTTCTTTTTCATAAATTCTTAGTCGTTCTTCTGAATGCTGAAGAGCAAAGTTCTTACGATTTTTCCAACTGATATCATCTGTAATGTCATAGAGATTAGTTGCTTCATTATTATCACTTTTTCGTAGTCCTCTACCTATGCTCTGTAAAACTCTTATCTGCGATTTGCTTGGTGAAGCAAATATAATATTATGCAGATTCCTAATATTTATACCAGT